CCAACACCACAGATACAACCTTATGCTTTTCAAATGGTTCAATACCTAGATGGTATTAGAGAAGAAAGAAGTGGTGTATCTAAAATGACTCAAGGATTAAATCCTGATGTATTAACATCACATGTAACAAGTGGTGCAATATCAGCAGCTACAGAATCTTCAATGCAAAGAATTGAATTGATAGCTCGTATGTTTGCAGAAACAGGGATAAAAGATTTATTTAGAAATATATATTCTTTGGTACAAAAGTATGAAGATAGAAAAAAAATGTTTTATTTAAACAATAAGTTTATACCTATTGATGTATCAAGATGGAAAGAAAAATTAAACTGTACAATTAATGTAGGTGTTGGTAGTGGTAGCCAACAATCTAAAATGCAAACAATGTCTAGCATAATGACATTGTTAGGAACATTAGTACAAGGTGGAGCATTAGGAACATTAGTTACTAATAAAAATTTATACAATGCTATTAGTGAATTTATAGCACAGTCAGGATATAAGAACACAGATAACTTTATATCTAATCCTGAAATGATGCCACCTAAACAACCTCCTCAACCTACAGTTGAAGAACAAGTTAAAATACAAAAGGCACAAATAGAATTAAAACAATTACAATTACAAACTGCTGAATTAGAATTAGATACTAAGCTTAAACAACAAGAACTAGAATTAAAGAAACGAGAAGCTAAAGTAAACTTCCTAATTAAACAAGAAGAACTAAGATTAAAACAACAAAAATTAGAACAAGGTGAAATGGAAATTGCACTTGAAGCTACACAACAACGCCCAGTGAAGATAGGTGACTAATGAAAAACTTGAACGAATTAAATCTTGAAATAGAAATAATTAAAAAAGATATACAGATTATAAAAAACAATCACCTAAAACATATAGAAGAAGATATGCGTGATGTAAAAGTAGAAGTCTTTAGATTCAAGTATGTTGTGTATGGTGCTATAATAGTTTTAGCTTTACTTAGTGATAAAGCTGATAAAGTTTTTCATTTAATATAATGGCTTTAACAAAAAAACAAAAAGATTTATTAAATAAACACAAGGTACATCATACATCTAAACATATGACAATGATGCGTAAACTAATGAATCAAGGTAAAACATTTACACAATCACATAAAATTGCAATGAGTAAGGTAGGAAAATAATATGAGTTTAGTAAAAAATATAAACAAGTGCAAAAAAGCAGGTACATGTAATACTAAAAAAAATTCTACTGTATCTACAAAAGCATATAAAGCTATGAAAAATAAATGGCGAAACAAAACCAAGAAGACGGCATAAGACGTAGTAAATATTATAGTAGTAGGTACGACCATTACATTTCTATGGGTTATAGTAATGGACAAGCTTCTAAACTAGCTCATGTAGATTTAGCAAAACAATTTAAACAAAAAAACCCAACTATAGATAAATTAAAACAGATTTGAAAAAAGAAGAATTACAAACTTTCATGTTAAAAAACAGAATTTCTGTTGAGGAATTTTATCGTAAGATAGGATATAGTCCCGAACTTATAAGAAAATTTCTCAAAGGAACAAAGAAGATACCTATGGAATTAACACAGGAATCTTTACAAAAAAAACTCCAACAGTAATTAACTAGACCCACATATACAGATAGACTCGAAATGGTTTGAGTACCTAGACCTGTGCTGTGGATAGCATTACAGGAAAAAATAATGGAAGATAAAAAAGAAGCTGCTATTGAAGCAGGAAAACAAGCAAAGCTATTACTTGAGAATCCTCAGATGGTAGCTGCATTTAATACTGTTCTTAATGGTGGATATCAACAATGGATATCTACAGATATTAAAGATACAGAAATAAGAGAAGCACTTTACCATAAGCAAAGAGCGATACTCGAAGTTAAAAATACTTTAGTACAAACGTTAGATAACGGAAGAATACTGGAGGAAGAAAATAAATCTTGATTAAGGAAAGAATACCTGAGAATAGATTAAATAAACTTTGGGCATCAGTTCTAAAACAAACATGGGACGATGCTTTAGAAAACAAAAAAGACTATGCCTACGTTAGGTTAGGACCTATTAGATATAAATGGACTAATGGTAAATTAAGAAAACTTAGTCCTGAACAATTTAATAGAAGAAAAATAATGTCTATGAATATTAGTACAGCAAGGACATTTTTTTTAGAACCTAATAGAGATTTAGACTTTTGTTGTGATGCAGCTAATTTAGATAAAGAAAGAGTTTTATCTATAGTCGTACCAAAAATACTAAAACAAATAGAGGAAGAAAGTAATGGATAATAAAGAAAGCAAACATAAAGGAATTCCAGTGACTGACGTTGTGTCAGCACAAGAAGCACTACTAGGTTTGATGGAGACTCCAAAAGAGCAAACTCCTGAAACTGTAGTAGAAACAGAAACCGAGGATGTGGTTTCTGAACAGGCAATGGATGTTGCCGAATCAGTTGAACCCGAAGTAGAAAATTCAAATGAATTGACTGCTGAAGATATGTCTGATGAACCAGTAGAGGAAGTTGAAGAACCAAGCACTTTCACCGTTAAAGTAAACGGCAAGGAAGTAGAGGTAACCCAAGACGAACTATTACAAGGTTACAGCAGAACTTCTGATTACATGCAAAAAACTCGAGTATTGTCAGAGCAACGCAAACAAATAGACGATGAGCTTACTGCGACTCAACAAGAAAGACAGCGATACACTCAGGCACTTGAGCAATTAGAAGAATCTAATGACTATGAGATAGCTCATCTTAAGTCACAAGATTTGGAAAAACTCAAGGAAGAAGACCCATTAACTTATATGCAACGTAAAGATGCTTTGCGTGATTTGCAAGAAAACAAAACAAAAATTGCAAATGAAAAAGCGAAAGCTCAAGAAGCACAGCAAAAAGAAATGCAAGGACAGTTAATGAAGCAAAGAGAAGAACAACTTGAAATATTAAACAGCAAGTTACCTGAATGGAATCATCCTGAAAAGGGTGCAAAACTTAAGCTTGACATAAAAAATTATGCTAAAGCTCAAGGATTTTCTGAACAGGAAATTGGTATGTTAATTGATGCAAGAAGCATTCAAGTACTTCACGATGCTATGAAGTATAAGAATCTTTTAGATGCTAAAATATCTCAAAAGAAAACAAAGGTTGTACCTAAAGTACAGAAACCGGGAACTTCTGCTTCTAAAGGTGAGGTCAAATCTGAACGTGTTAAGCAATTAAAATCAAAAGCTAAAAAATCAGGGAAAGTCAATGATGCTGCGAAGTACATTGAATCTATGTTTGGATAGTTTTTTAATTAACTTATAACACAAAGGTGAAATAATGGCACAATTATCAAACACATTTGAAACGTTTGATGCCGTTGGAAATCGTGAAGACTTACAAAATGTAATCTATGACATTTCTCCAACAGATACACCATTTATGTCTAGTATCGGTACTGGTTCTGCTAGTGCTGTTAAGCATGAATGGCAAACAGATAGCTTAGCTTCTGCTGCATCAAATGCTCAAATAGAGGGAGATGACTCTCCAAGTGCTGCATTATCTGCTACTACTCGTGTTCACAACTATACACAGATTTCTTACAAACCTGTTATGGTTTCAGGAACTCAAGAAGCAGTAGACCATGCAGGTCGTAACTCTGAACTTGCTTATCAAATAGCTAAAGCAGGTAAAGAACTTAAACGTGATATGGAACTAGACCTAACAGGTAAAACTGCTGATTCAGCAGGTTCTGGAAATGGAGCTTCTGCTCGTAAATCCAGAGGTTTTGAATCATGGACAACAACTAACAAATCACACGGTAGTGGTGGCTCTACAAACGGAGCAGGTGCTGTGACAGATGGGACACAAAGGGTTCTTACAGAATCTATTTTGAAAGGCGAATTAAAATCTTGCTTTGATAATGGTGGTGACCCTGACCTATTGATTGTTGGTTCATTCAATAAACAGAAAGTATCAGGATTTACTGGTAACTCTACTCGTATGGACATGGCAGAAGATAGAAGCTTAGTTGCTACTATTGATGTTTATGTTTCTGACTTCGGTGAAGTTAGAGTAGTAGCTGATAGATTCCTACGTTCTTCAGGTAGAAGTGCGTTAGTAGTTGATACAGAAATGTTTGGCGTTGGTTTCTTAAGACCTTTCCAAACACAAGAACTAGCAAAAACTGGTGATGCTGAGAAACGCTTATTGCTTTCTGAGTGGACACTTGTTGCTAAAAACGAAGCGTCTTCAGCGACTATTGCTGACTTGACAACTTCATAAAAAATACAACAACCCGTTGTACGGGGGCAGGTTTTCTTCATTTTCCTGTCCCCACCTAGATACATATTAATAATGACCTTGAAGAATGTATCACTTCGGAACGAGGGTTATTAATCTAAGGAGAAATTTAATGAGAACATTAAACGATTATTTTATAACAGGAACGGTTGCTGATATATCAACAGCAGGTTCAACATTTGTAGCAGTACCTGATGGTGGCAGAATAATTAAAATTATGTCTGTACTTGAGGGAGCTATAAGTGGTGGTAACGCAGCTATTACTTTTGAAATTGGTGGTGTTGCTGTAACTGGTGCAGGATTTACAGTTGCACATTCAGGTTCAGCAGTAGGTACTATGGACGGTTCTGTTCCAACAGCACTTAACAGAGTAGAAGAAGACGGAAGTATTGAAATAATTACTGATGGTAATTCTACAGGTACTAAATCATTAACTGTAACATTTGTAATTAGGAGATAAATATGTCAAAGATGAGAGTAACAAACACTATCGTAAGAAGTGTAAATACTGGCTCACAAGTGACAGCAGCAACTAATGCAAACACAGAGTATGTTAGAATAGTATCTGATACAAATGCTGTACATATTGCTTTTGGAGCAGCTCCAACAGCTTCAGCTAGTACAACTATATTAGGTGCATATGACCCTGAAGTATTTAAAATTGACGGTGGCATGAAAGTTGCTGCTATCATAGCTTCGGGAACTGCTAACATATATATAGATGAGTTAAGTGAATGAGAAGAAAACTAGGTAACGGACAAATATTTCATTATCACGAACCTAGTGGTGAGTTCGCTATAGAACACATTGAAAATATACAACCCCTTATAGACCAAAATAAAAAATTACAGAATGAAGACCATAGTATAAGAGATGAGTTTAGACTATCTGCTCGTATACCAATGACTGTAGTTTATGAATGGAAAAAATTATTTGGGGTTGATGTATACAAAAAAGACCATGCACAAGCAGTCAAAAAATTATTAAACAGTCCTGACTACAGGTACTTAAAGACAACTAACAGGCGAATATAATGGCAATATCAAATTATTCAGAACTTAAAACAGCTATTGCTGACTGGTTAGATAGAACAGATTTAACAGATTCTATTTCTACTTTTATATCATTAGCTGAAACAAGACATAGACGTGATTTTAAAATAAGAAGAATGGAAACTAGAGTTACAGCTAATACAATTGCTGACTCTGAATATTATTCTTTACCTGAACAATATGTTGCTATGCGTAATATACAACTTAACACTGACCCAAAAACATCTTTAGAATATTTAACACCTGAACAAATGGATAGAATCTATGCAGGAAGTAATAAGGGTAAACCAAAAGCATATAGTATTATTGGAAACAATATTCAATTAAGACCTTTACCTGATAGTGCTTATGAAATAGAAATGCTTTATTATAAATATTTTACCCCATTATCAGATTCAAATACAACAAACGATATGCTTACAAATCATCCTGATGTTTATTTATATGGTTCATTGGTAGAAGCAGAACCTTATTTACAAAACGATAAAAGAATTCAAACATGGGCTAGTTTTTATGACAGAGCAAAAAAAGATATAATAGATTCAAATGAAAGAGATAGACATTCAGGCGTAGCTCCAACAACAAGGGTAGATTACGGATTATATTAATGACTACATGGTCAGCACAAACAACGAGTCCTAGCACATGGACAACTGTACCTGAAACTGCTAGAGGTTATATAGAAACAGAAGATAATTTATTTTTGTTAGCAACAGAAAATAATGAATTAATACAACAAGAAGATTTAACAGATATATCAGAACTTGATTATCAAGATACAACAGATTCTTCAACAAATTGGACAATACAATAGATGGC